GTGGACATTTTATGAGTGTGAACAAGTTCTTCGGTGTGACCGTAAGCATTGCAGGCAAAACAAAAAGTGTGGCCATCAGAGTACAAAGAATTTGCATCTGATGACCCACAGTTGTCACACGGCAAGTGCCTCACGAACTCGGACTCGGAGTTCTGCATATGCATTTGCTTGTTGTTCGTGATAATCAAACCAATCATTCAGTGCGATATAAAAACCGCTCAGAATGTTTTCTGCAGTTGATGGGGTTTCAGCGTCTACATCAGCAATAATGTCACTGAATTGTTCAGCGTAAAATTCGGGAGTACCGTAAGTCAGGTGAGCCATTTGAGTGGAATTTCGGTGTATGAAGTCCATGGAAAGCCGTGCTTATCGCACCACTTCGCATAGGTGGTTTTGGACCCTTTGTAGATTTTATTAAAGGGTGCTTGAAAGACGAAGCGAATATCTAACTCGGGATTGCTCTTCTTCACTGCGATCATCTTGCGGCGATCCTCGCTTGTCAGGCGTCCTTTCACTTCTAGAAAGACACCATTCGGCAAAAGAAAGTCTGGCAGGTAATTGCATTCAAGAACGTAAGCAAGTTTACGTGATTCGTATTCGTAGTTAACTTTCAAGCTGGAGAGAAGATCAGCAACCTTCTCTTCCAAGCCTGATCTAAACATCAGAAGTCATCATCTTCTGCTACATCAGCAGACGGAGTGACAACAGGATCGTTAGACTTGAACCCTTTGGTTTGACCGAACAGTGCGGCCACTTCAGTTTCACCCATGTCACCAGCATCTACGCCAGCAGAACTATTGAGTGCAACAACTTGAATACCCACAAGCTTGAGAGTGGTGCCGTAAGTAACACCATCCTTCAGGATGTAGGGTTTCTGGCGGAATGCCAGCTTAACTTTAGACCCACTGTACAAAGGCAGTGAATCATCGGTGACAGGTGTACCTTCCGTGTCTACCACAGGAGGACGAGTCTCTTCATTCCAAGAGAACTTAACCTTGTACTTACCTTCAGACACCTCTTCCCAAGGCTCAGGCTTGAGAGTAGAACGCTTAGGGTTCTTCAGTTTAGATTCAGCCCATTTGATAGTCTCGGTGCGATCTTGCTCCAGGACTTCAACAAGCTTATCATTGATCAGTGCGCTAAGCGAGTACCCAAACTTGCTGGGTTTCAGAATAGCTTGGTAACCCTCAAGGACAACAGGCTCTTGGGTGATGTGTACGGTTTGTGCCATTAACAGAAAAAGTAGGTGGATTCAATCACTGACTCAGGCTTAAGATCGCCAATGATCGGTGGGGCAGTCTCCGCACCTATTTGAGATGCGAAGTCATTGAGAAAGTCATGCTCTGCGAACAGGTGCATGTATGTCTCACGTACCAAGGTAGATAGCGTGGACATGTCCGTGGCTCTGCATAACACAGAGTCATGGATAAGGGCAATCGGTGCATCGAAGCGTAGCGCAGCTAAGTGCAGCAATGATGCATCAAGGGAATGGATGAGGTTAGGAGCTGTTGCGTTCTTGTGGTGAAGTAGATCAACCTCGTCTTTGTCGCCTACAGCGACCTGCATACGACAAGCTCCTAACAACTGTAGCTGTAGGGATACAACTTCTTTTTTATTTAACTTTTGATGAACGACAAACCCTGAAGGTGTCGTCCATTCTAAGAAGTCCTTTCCGTTCTTGATGGCTGTGGTTACTTCCTGCTCAATCCATGACATAACAGCCATGGGACCAGGTACGACAACATCCATAGCATCCCTTACTGCCTTAACAGTAGCAGTTAAATCTTCCTTACTAATCTCTACACCTTTCTCAGTTAGTGCTTCACGGATGTAACCACGATTAGAAAAAGGTTTAGCATTATAAGGAACAGTCATAACTACCCTTTTGACCACCTTCCTATCTAAATAAGGTTGGATGGATTCAGGACAATTAGGTTTAGCTGCTTCTGCTACGACCTTGTAAGCATCTTGGGGTTGATTGCCTGGTAAAACATTAACAAGACGTGCGGTGGACTTATCCCTAGCTAATCCTGCCAAGATCTGAAGACCTGAACAGGTAGCATCAGTTGCCACCATAAGACGAGTGAATTGCCTATCAGCAACTACGACACAATGATAATACTCTTCTACAGCTGCTAGGAACTGCCAAGGTTCCTCTACATTCTCCCAAAGATGTAAATTACCAACGGGATCTGTGGCTATGAGTGTGAATAATTCATGGTTATTTTTTGCCCATTCAATACGCTCAACCATTGGTGCTTTATCAAGACCGTATGTAGTAGCTACTTGAAAGGCTAACCATTCATCTGATTCATCAGTTGTGTATGACCCCTCTGCAAAGACTAACAAACTTTTTCCAAAGTCTGTGTCTTGCGGAGTAAGAAAGGCAGGAATAGGGTAAGCTCTACCTCTGTAATCAAAAGACCACGGTATGTAGAACTTAGGTACGTCCTTGAACCTTTTCACTGCCTCCATTGTCATCCTTGTACGACAAGATTTCTTAAACTCTTGTGCGTTCAGATTCATTGTCTGAGCAGCCTCTTGTCTGTACTTCTTACGAGACTCAATGTTCTCTGCAATGTCTACAGGTTTAGGAGGCAATTCATGATTGACAATGGGGAGGAACTTACCTACTGCTCGTTCCAATCTATCTAGTTCTTCCGCAACCTCTACAATAAAGGGATTTAGAGTAAAGGCGACCTTCTGAATCTTGTTCAAAAACTCGATAGGGGTTTCTCCCTGTATAGATAGCTGGTTACCGCGACGCACTAGATCGTGCCCACGCATCACCTCATTTAGCAGATAACCACCAGGGCGACCCTCAGGATCGGTAGTCCAATCGTTAGGTTCAACCAACATCGGCCAAGCAAGAGGAGCAAATAACTCTGCATCCTTCATCACCTTGTCTTTAACTGAGATGAACTCAGGTGTAGGAACAACGTAATTAACCCGTTTGCGTCCTTGTATACGCATCTCCTTGGTGAACCAATGTGATTTAGCAATGATGCAATCAAGCAGCCATGAGCCTAACTTGACACGATTAGCAGCACCCCAAGACTTCCAATGAACATCCACAAAATTCATAGGTCTGCGGATGTTTGTTAGTCGTTGATGTGTACCGCTGGACTTGTGCCAGTACTTCTGTTTGAGTACGTTGAGGAGTCCAGGTGCAGAACGTTCATAGAAACGCATCTGACATTCATCCTCAACAGCATGGCCGATAGCCTCACACACTTGGGTGAGCTGATCACTACCCTCTTTGTATGAAAATACTTTATCGAAGGTTAGTTTAAGTGCAATGGCTGCTGATGCTAACGGTTCAAGATCAACAATGTAATGTTGGATCTCTTTAAATGATTTACCTGCTTGACCTTTAGTGAGACGATTGAATGTATCTTCAATACGTGCGACTACCTTAGGCAGTAACTCATCAATGGATGAAATACCATAAACACTAGCTGATGCATAACTCTTCTCCTCAAGATCCTGTGTGTTCTTGTGTAATCTCTTGAGTCCTTGAGCTATCTGATCACGCTCAAGTTGTACTTGTTCGTCGATCTCAGCTGGTGTAGCCATAGGCAGTCTCGATAGTATCAGTGTCGTCAGCAAGTTGTTCCATCATCAAAGAGATGATTTCATCACGATTAGGATGACCAATAAGTTCATCACACAATTCATGAAGGCGACGATAATACACTTTAGTCTTCATCTTCATAGTCTCCGCAAGTAAGGTGGTGGATTGCAGCATGATCACAGACAGTAAACTCAATGTCAGGTGTACGTAGAAGTTGTTGAACTTTATTCTGTGCTGCACCTTCCTTCATGTAAACGTGCTCTTTGATCTTATAAGTCTTTGAGTCACGTACACGAATGATACAACATACAGACGAAGGTAACTCCCAACCGGCTACCTTCCAATCCATAATCTCTTCAAAGGTATGTTGCTCGAACGCATCATCTGGTGCGTCCTTGTACATATCGTAGTTGTTTGGATAGTAACGCTTACCACTCATCTTGTTGTTTAACATTTAGTAGTTGATCGTTGCGTTCACGGGACAACTCTAAAGCCCGCCATGCAGCAGACTCAGAATCGGGTGCTAAGAGATACCAAACACCTGAACGTAGTGTCACTTCGTATTCACGAAGGCTGTGAGTGTGAATCATTGTTTAAACTTTTTAATGATCTGTACGACCATGAGATCACGTGAATCTTCACGATCTAGTAAATCAATAGCACAGTTGTAAGCAGAAGTTTCATCAGGATAATACTCCACAACTTCATGACTTTCAAGAACAGCAAACATTACTTACTGGTGGTACGTTTACGTGTGGTTGATGAAACTTTAGGGGCTTCATCTTGAGTAGGTTCGGGTACGTCCATGCCCAAAGACTGCACGTACGCATCATGGAACTCTCGCTGCAGTTCTTGATACTGAGCGACAGTAGGTGTGCCTGCATCTTTATAGTGATACAGCCATGCTTCGACTGCATTAAGTAGCAGCCATTCACGAGATCGAGTAAGTGTTTCAGTCATTCAGAGAACTCCACTCCTTGTAAGTGTGCAGGTTAGTGTTCATCGGGACAACATCAAGGACACGCTCATGTCCTTGTGCTCGTGCATCACCCATGCTCCATGCTTCCATAACTGAGCGAGCAGTTACATACTCACAGGCACAGACATCACGACCCTTGGTGTAAAGAACTTGGTACTGCATCAAGCCACCTCAGCATCAGCAAGGGCAGCTTCAAGCATGTCACATCGGTTGCCCCATGTGACCTTGGTGTACATGTCATCAGCGATCATGAGTTGCTCTTCTGCATACTCAAGTTGCTGACGCAGGTATTCAATGTTGGACATAACTAACTCCATGTAAGTGAACATGTAGCCATTGAGGACTACAGAAACCCATCAACATGTGATGGGAGAGTGTAATCGTCAGGCAGCAAGAGCCTCACGCTCAAGCTCATTACCCATGTGTTGTGCTTGACACCAGCACTCAACTACACACCACACCATCTCATTCTTGAGGGTGGAGATAGTAGAACCAGTGTCAACAAAGTTCTTCATAGAGAACCCGCAATCGTTGAGGTAATCGTAGATCTCATCTTCATACTCATCGAAGAACTTCTCAGTCTCGGAGTAATAGATGAAGCCAGAGACACCTCCGGCGCAGCCATAGTTGGCTACGTCCTTGATCTCATCTGCATCGGTGAAGCGAGCAGCGAGGGTGTCATGCATGTTGGTCATGTTGTATGTGAAGCAAGTGAACGTAAGTGTAGCTTGTAGGCTACAGGAAAGCGTCGAATTAGTGACGCTTAAGTGTAACCAACGGGGCTAAAGATCAGGCCAGTTGAAGGTAAGAAGTACGCTTAGTGTTGACGCAGTTCTTATTAACCCAGAACCCAAGCGACATGTTGGGATTGAGCAACAGGTTCATGATAGCCCGGCGGCTAACGTTGGTGTACTCATACTCGTAGCCGTTCTCGAATGTAACGTAGGCAACACCGTTGAACGGGTCAACCTGCAGATACGAGACAGCATCAGAGGTACGAGGAGTGATGTTGAAAGTAGGCATGTTGTGAATGTAAACGTTGAATGTGTTGCGACCTTGTGATCGCAATGACTAGCCAGGGACTCGAACCCTGGTGTACGCCGGTGCATACTAGCCGGTGTGCCATGAGCAAACAAAGCGTGTGGCTCCGCTGTGTCGTGTCTACCACACCTCCCGGTCAAGAACCCATGCCGGTCGTCGCTGTCTACCGGTTGCTCCGGAAGCGGTGTGCTTATGAAGTTGTCGAGGTGCTGAGCCAGCGGCGAAGTGCCAGTGGTTCGGTGAGGGAGTGGTTGATGGTTGAAGATCGAGACTCTCCTCCCCCTTAACAGGGAGAGTCGAGATCAAGACCTTCAATCAACCATCTCTGTCCCAGCATACAGCCTCTGGAGCCGGTTGGACGGTGGACAGTCCGAGGAACTGGCACAATGGCTGGGTGGAACCTGGCGGAACCCATTGCAGCGCAGTGGTTATCAGCGGTGCTTATCTGTCCCATCAGATTTGCTAATGGGACGGCAAACAGATCACTTGAAATCCAGTGACCCCAAGGCATCTGCCCTACTCCTTGCCCCAGGTTCCGCCAGGTTTCGCCAGGCAACACCCGCATGGACACAGGTGGACACAGGCTCAGGCGAGGACAAACCAGGCGGGACCAGGGGTGTGGCCGCTTGCGTACCTGCGTATGTGACAGGTGCGCGGACACGTGGACACGGCTGCGACCCGTACCCCCACGGGGGATGCTGGGGCCGCCGCTATCCGTATAAGGCTTCACAAATTTTTGTTCGGATTCATCAGACCCCTCTACAATCGTCTGTAAGGGGCTTTACCCTTTATCGGCCTCCTTATACCAAGGAGCAGTTAGACGCATCTCAGGGAGGCTTGTAGACCCCTCTGAGAGCGTTTCTGTGTAAATAGGAGGTGGAATAACAGGATTTACCTTATCCATCTCCTCATGGTACTCCTTAATAGCTTCATCTACCTCTACTTTAATCCGTGCATCAAGGAATTTCTCCTCTAGCCACCAAAGTAAAGCGAGGACCAAATGATCCCACCAAGGAATACCACGACTCCAATGCCGACGAAGAACCTTAAACTCTTCTAATCTAAGAGTCAACTCGTTTACTCGTTGTTCTTTTCCCACATTGCCTCACAAACATTAGGAAGGTGTTGATACAGCAGGTCTTGGACTTGACCGGCTATCTGTGCGTGTTCCCGTTGTGTTCCATTAGCGGTACGAAGGTCACAGTAATGCAACCAAGACCTAATACTTCCATTCATGTACATCTTAGTTGGAGTAGCAAGTGGTAGTACTTCACGTGCACACTCTTTAGCGATGCCAGCTTCAAGCAGTTTCTTATACACCAACTCCGAATGTTTAAACAGTTGTTTTACTTCCTGTTGAAGGAATAGGTCTTCATCTTCTATTTCAATACTATTTTGTCTATTCTTTAAATCTTGCAGTCTCAATTGAGGTACAACGGGACTACCAAGTTGAGATGCATTAGCGTACCGTTGACTAAACTCTTGAAAGCTAAAGGAACGATGCCTAAGGATCTGTGCAGCAATAGACCGAGTAGTATTAATTTGTACACACATGTTCACCATTTCAAAAGGTGACCAATGGTTATGTTCAATTAGGTATTTAATCAACCTAGCACTTGTCTGAGTGTTGGTTTGATTAGATGGGTTAGATACCCGTGCCATGTAACTGATAAGTTCTTCAGCTTCGGGAGTGATGTGGATCAGTTGAACAGAGTGAAACAAAGGTTGGACGGAGTGGGTGGGACTCATAAGGTTGTTTAAAACTTAGTAATTACGTTGCCAGACAGTAGGATCAGTGTCCTCAGATTTCCAAGATTCAAAAGGGGGAGGAGAATAGATGAAATAAAATGTTCTCTATCCAGTAGGAAAAGGAGGAGATTTTTAGGTCTCCCCCAATTACAGGAGTTGGGTCCACCCTCCCTTCCCCTGTATAGATAGCTGGTTAACGTTAAATCCAGGTGGAGACTCCGTTTTTAGAAGTTCCTCTAGCTTGTCTTTTTTGGTCTAAATTCATACCTAAAACAAGGTGATTTGTCTCACTTTGAGGGTCATCTAAAAAGGCAGTAAGCATGTCGTTCCACTCTTCTATTTTACGTTGTTTGACTGTCTCCTGAGCAGAGATTCCCATGGCGTCGGTAAAGTACTTAACGCCTTGTGCTAGGGAGTCTAATCTGTCGTCGTGTTTAATGGCGTACTTTTCCCGACACATTCTACTCATTTGGTAGAAGAGCATGTACAGGAGTCGTTTTTCTGGAGCTTCGTCTTTATTAGAGGAGTAGTCCCATTCTACAACACCACGATCAACGATGAGTCGGTGTTGGTTCATGATGGGTTCTAGGGCGTCAATAATCCGTTCTTCTTTACGAACATTAGCTCGTACTTCTTCAACACCAATGTTTTGTTTGGTTTGTTGAAGGTGTTTTTTAAAGAGTTCTGAAACAATACCATCACCAAAGTTAGTCTCAATGACAAGTTTGGTAACGTTATACTTTTTACAACCTCTAAGGATGTCTAACAGAGTGTTGTCGGAGTAACCGTCGCGGTAAGCACGTACCTCGTGGACGTAAAGGAAGCCATTCTTTTGGCTTATGTACGTTGCTGCTGTTTCGTCTGTGCCTCTACCTGACGGGTCAATGCTGCATATCGTTTCAGAGTATTCACTCCACTCTCCTTGAAGCTGCATCGGGGAGTAGAAATAATCACCTGGTAAGCCAACCGTAGGCAGATCCTTGAGAACATTACGAGGATCACTGCACCACACAACAGAGTCCGGCGCTTGAGTTGGATTAACGGAGGTAATGATAAGGTCTTGGAACTTAAGTGGGAACTTTTCTGCATCACTAAGACTCGTATCAAGCATAAATTGGAGCATGAAGTTGCTCCGACCCATTGCTGCTTCTCGTTCCAACAAATCATCGCTACTGAATCGGTCTGGGTCTGTTACATCCCACGCTTCAGCACCGTTATCGATGTCTTCTTGGAGTTGAGGAGCGATTAACCCTTCGTAATTAGATAATTTACGTGGTACTCTAGCTGGCCAAACAAAGGGTCTGTAGTTACGTTCAGCTAGTTTACGGTAGATGGTGAAAGTTGTCTGTGGTGTACCGAGGTACATAATTCGGCTATCCTGTTTAGGGGTAAGGATAGACTCAGCCTCCGTGCAGAGTTGAAGAAGTTTCTCACGCATCATCTCAGTCATGGAGTTACCAGGGACTTCGATGTCATCAAGAATCATCAGGTCAGCACGAGAACCCGTCAGCTGGCCCGTAATACCCACTGATTTAACGGACGGTGCTTGGTGAGGAGAACAGTTAACGTCAAAACTAATACGAGACCACCGAGCATCATCGCTTTTGGGTCGGAGGTGTGATAACCAAGGCGTTTCAATGATTAGTTTCTGTAAGAAAATGGACATGTTATCTGCTCGTTCTTTAGAAGCGGAGATAATCATGATCTTTTTCTCAGCGTTATTAAACAAGGTCCACAACACAAAGGCTCCCGTGATCCAGGACTTACCAACACCCCGGAACGCTTGGATCTGTAAACGTTTAGGACCGTGTTGTAGGTAGTCGGCAATAGCGTATTGAGCACGTGTTGGGGAGGGAAGATCCAGTTGTCCCCAAAGTGCTTGTAGAAATAGTTTAAAGTCCTGTTGAAGGGACTCTAACACGGAGTCCCCTCTAGAATCGTTTGTACGGCGTTTTACAGGCATGTATGGTAGAATGTACCTAAAGGTGGTTTAAAGGGCCTTGTAGAAGCTTGTAGGCACCTCTAACGGTCCCAATTCAACTGACGTTCATGTGGAAGATCAACAGTACCTATCATCCCAAAAGGACCAAACCTTTCTTGTGAGGGTGCTTCAGCAGGAATCAAAGAACGACTAAATCTAACGCTACCAGCTTTAGTTCCTATTGATTTAGGCTTAGCAACTGGTTTAGGTTTAGCAACAGGTGCTGGTTTAGGAGTTGGTTTAGGGCTAGGAGTACGTGTAGGTGCAGGTGTTGCAGGGGGTGCAAATCGAACACTTGCTGTTGATTTTGTTGAAATCCCAGTACCAGAAAGATTTTTAAGTGCTTGATCAATATCTATACCAGGTTCAAAATCTAACCCAGGTTGTTGACTTGTAGGTTGAAGTTTGTTGTGATACTTTTTAGGGATGACACGTACATAACCTGTTACATCGTCAACATCTACTACATACTTATCTCCATAAGCAGCGTGGACTTTAGATTCAACCGTATCTTTGAATACTTTGAACTCTGGATCAGATAAAGATACGTATTCATTTGAACCTCCAGAAGCCAATCGAACATTATGTTCAACAATTGTAGGTTTACCACCAGATACAAATTGATGTTCGGTAGATTCAGATACTTTCTTGGCTTCCCTTTTTAATTGAGAAAGATTTTCACGTTCTGCTTCTGTTTTAAATAAACGTTCTTCTTTGGATCGTTTAACATCAGCAGTTTCTTTAGTACTGTAGTTTTCAGCAGAAAGTCGTCCACCTTCTTTTTTACGTACCCGCAGTTTATCCCCATTAGGTAGCTCATAAAGGTTACCACCGGACAAAGAAGGTTTATCTTCTAAGTATGTTTGAGCGGCTTTAATTGCGTCAGATCTTGTTTCAACAGGAATAAATTCTGGCATGAAAAAAGCCGCCCCGGTTTGGAGCGGCACTATCGTTTAATAAGGAAGATGCTTATTTAAGGTTCTTACGCTTTTTCTTATCGTACTCTTCAGTCTTAGAGGTTACCTTAGACGTGTCCATTTTACCACCATCTACCTTAGTAGAAGGGGTGTACACATCAGACTTAGTATCCATCTTAGAACCAATCTTCATGGCTTTGTTAGCTTGTACAGCAGCCAGGTGTTCAGAAAGGGTACGATACCGACCAACCGAAGTACCCTTGGTGTCTTCCTTGTCACGGTAAGATTGAGCAGCAGCTTTAGTTTCTTGCTTCGGCTTAGGAATCGGGGGAGTCATCCGCGAAGCAGGCATTGCAGTGGTACGCTGGGCAGAAGCCTTTACAGGGGGAGTAGCTGGCTTCTTGTCAGCAGGAGTTGGCCGACGAAACTCAGGATCAGACTTACCTGCTTCTACTTTAGGAGTACGTGCTTCATCAGCAGTAAGCTGCTTGCTTTTAACGGAGTTCTTAACACTAACACGTTGAGGTGCACCACCAACGGTTTCACCTTTAGTAGCAGCACCTTTCATGGAAGAACGTGCAACTTTTGAACCACGGCGAGGAGCCATGGCACGAGCATTCTCTTCTTCACGTTGAATTTGAAGCTGTCGTTGACGCTTCCTTTGCTCAGGGGATAATGCAGGCATGATTAGTTAATATGGGATAAGATAAGTCCCTCTCTCAAGGGATTATGACCGAATGTAGCCCTCATAAATGAGAGCCAGTTATTGCTACCTTTAGCCTGATTACATCTCCAACAGGAGGGTACAAGGTTTGATGTAAGGTCTTCACCACCATAGCAGCGAGGACGAACGTGATCCAATGTAAGTTCATGTAATTCATAGGTTTCTCCACAGTAGACACATTGACAATTGAAGTGCTCTTTAATGGCTCTTCTCCAGAGCCGTTTAGCTTCAGGACTTGTCATGGTTATTAGGTTTTGGAGGTAATGATCAGGTGTTGGCAGCAGCGGTGTCATGCGAAACGTTGGCCTTTGCGTGGGCGACGACGATTAGCTGATGGGTTTTCAAGTTTACCCTTTGTAGGTCCGGTATGGGAAGCATCCATTCCGTCACCGTTGCCATAAGTACCAAGTTTTCGGTTTAGTTTATTAGCATCGGTACGGATTTTCAAACCGTTGTTGGTTTTGTTGTACTTTGCTTGCTGTTTTTGTCGGCGTTGACGTGCCTTTGGATTCTGTTTGTAGTACTCAGACGTGTTTTGAGCCATACAGCCTCCGTTGTACCATTTCAGGATCAATTTTAGGCATTACAGACGCCAATTTATCTAGTGGGTTGCCATCATAAGCAACGCCACTGATGTCATTTTTGGCAAGCCAGTCACACGCCGCCTTAAGGTCTTGTGTGCTGGCTTCACCAGATTTAATTCGTTGTAGGAACTCAGTTGTTACGAGGTTATGAAGCTCGTTAAACATGTCCTCAGTGGCTTTTTTACTGGCCATTTCTCAGTACGATCTGATCAAGTTTATTTTCGATGCGGATCATGTGATCCTCCATCTTTTGTAGAGCTGAAGATAGCTCTTCACGTTGAACATACTTCTCTGCAATGCGAAGTTCT